TCGTTGGTTCCCGCATGCAGCAAAATGGTTTTAGACGCTGTACCATTGGCGGATAAGACGGGGTATTCCAAAGACGCCATGGAGCCGTTAATAGATAACAACTGTTTACTTGACGTACCAAAATTCCAGAACTGTTCACGGTCTGGCTCCAGCAGCGAAACATTCCACGGGCGCGAGCCAACCAGCGCATAGGTAGGATACATCGCGGTGATGGAATCGCCTTCATAGATGAGCGTTGCCGGATACTTCGCTTCAATAAAGGGAGCAACTCCGGCCCGATATAAGGTCTGCTTTACAAAGTAGTCATTTTGCGCGATCTGTGCAGGTGTAAGTTCCGTCAAGTAGGTTACAACGGCATAGATGGTCCCAGAGAAACCGCCATTGAATCCTTCCGGCGCATAGTCGCCAAGATGCCAAGGTGAGGCGCTTGTAAAAGGGGTTGCGGTGGCGTTACGTGCCCAATATGCCGTAACACCGTGACCGTTCGGATAGGCTTGCTGCGTGGTTCCGCCCACAAAATGAGCACTGGAATTTCCCAAGAGCCTATCGACTGGTGCAAGGTCTTCGGATGTGCCGCTGTGAACAAATGCAACCATGCCAAATCGAGACTCGTATTGGTGTAATCCCACCCCGTTTAAATCGGTGAGCAGGTAGTTTGTTCCCGGCGTGTTGCTCGTAAATGGAAAGGTTGGCCGATACCAAACCTCCACCGTTTTGGCTCCGTTCAAAGCTGCTGCGGGACAGCTTAGGTATTTTGTGGAAGTCAATGGAAGGAAGTCGATACCATTTGCAGCCGTGTTCCATACAGGAGCATTGACACCCGCCGCGAAAGTGCAGTCGTAGTGGTTGCTGGTTTGATCGTGCAGCGTCGTTCCAGTCCCGTCGAGATATGCATAATAGACAGCTTGCGCCCCGGCGATAAGCGAGCCGCCCAAGGGAATCTGCTGATTAACGTAGGCCACGGTGGCCGCGTCGGTTTGATTGGTGGGAGTGCCGGTCACGGTCACCTTAGGGCTAGATACCACAGTACTCGCGTTTATGATGGGCGTAGATATCGTGGCCGCCGCGACGGTACCTGTGACCGTGAGCCCGCTCGCGCCATCGGAAGTAACACCGGTATAGGGCGCACCGCCCGGCCCGGCTGGCCCTACTGGCCCGGCTGGTCCTACTGGCCCGGTCGGTCCTACCGGGCCGGCCTGCTGTACGACGAGGCCGGGAAGGTTGGGCTGAAACTTATCAAAGTTGCATGTCCCGCCCGCGCTGCCGCTCGCGGCCGTACACATTCCACTGGTAACCGCGGGCCCATAACCGGCCGGTTGAAAACACGTATAACCGGGACCGAGCAACGGCTTGCCGCTGACGTTATCCACTACCGTCGTCGAGAAACAGACATTCACCGGCTTAGTCAGCGTGGTATCCGCGAGTAGAATCTGAAACGCGCCCGCCGTCACCAGCGTCCTGACCGGTGACGAGATTGCCTGACCGGCTCCGTTGATCTGGTAGCTGATCGGTTGGCCCGAATTATTCACCGGCGCAAAGGCAATAGTGCCGTTAGCCACCGGGACGCCTGACGAGTCGGTCAGGCTCGCGCCGGATACCTGAACGTAACCGACGCGCACCTGCGCGAGCGCGGGCAGAGCAAAGAACAGCGCGGCCGCCGCCGTGCGGCAGAGGGTATAGAGCTTCATAACGGAGATTCCTCCGGAGCGGCCCTATGGCAGGGCTGGGCTCGATTAGGGGTAGGATTACCTATTGCCGGAGCCTGTAGTCGCTCCTTGGGCCTCTGGCAGGCCCGCATGGGGTCGTTTAACGGGCCATGATCGGCTTGCGGGCTGCCAAATCCCGCGAAGCGGCTATGGAGCCCGCGGCGATCCGCGGAGCGGCTTCCAGAATCCCGCGCTGCACCGCGAAGCGCACCGCGGCCGGATCGCTGGAGCCGCGGGCATCGATGTTCCAAACATGAGTCATTCCGCCGAGGGCATTATTGGGTACGATCTTGCCGGAGCCGGAAGGCACGAAGAGCTCCGGCCCGCGCTCGCCCACGATGGCCGGCATTCCCGTATCGAGCGGCCCGCCCTCGGCCATGAACGGGATCGAGGAGATAAGCGCGCCGAGCACCTTGCCTACCCCCGAGCCCACGGAGCTCGCGGCAGTAGTAGAAGTGGAGCCAAGTAGAGAATTGATAACCTGCCCGCCCGCGGCCCCCACTGGCGTCCCGGCATACCTGATCCACATGGGATTCTGTTGGGTGCCGAGCTTGTTCGATCCGAAGCCGAACGCCTTCAGAATCGATCCCTCGGCCGCCGAGAGTCCCGTGCCGGCAATCCCGGCAAAGATAGACTTCCCGGCCGCTTTCCAGTCACCACGGTGATAGGGATCAACCAAGGTTTTCACGATGGCATTGTTCACCGTACTGATGGACTGATCGAAGATACTGGCCATGGTTCCGCGCAGATCGGTGGCCCGCCGCGTCCAGTCCATGAATAGCTGCCGCATCTCGCTACCGAAGGTATCGCGCTCCGTCTGATACTGAAGGGTCTGCTCGGCCGCTTGGATCTCCGCGCGCTTGCGGATAATGTCATTCTGCAATACCTCGGGATTCATACCCGGCGTGTAGAGCTCGCGCGGCAGCGCGGCCACCGCCGCGCGCTTGCCTTCGAGCTCGCCAAGCTCATAGCGCAGCCGTGCCAGCACGTTGGTCTGTTTGAGAATCTCCTCGGTGCTCTTTTCCATCCTGCCGGTCGCCACTGCTTCACTGGCATTCAACTCTTCCTGCGCGGCTGCGATCTGGCGTAGGAGCTCCGGCCGATCGTGCAGCGCGGCCATGCGCGCGCTCTCCGTCTCGCCCAGATTGCGGCTCTGCTCGCGATCCGGAGCAAAGGGATTATTCTGCCCGGCCGCGCGATCCGACTCCCGCTGGAGCTCGGTCATCATGATGAGCCATTCTTTGGCATCGCTGGCTTGCTTTTTGAAAATCTGCTGGCTGAGTGGAGCTATCCGCCGCTGGATCAGATCATTGATCGGATCGGCCAGATTGGTCCCGGCCATATACCGCTTCAGCAAGAAGGTGCGCTCTTCCTCCAGCGTCATAGCGTGCATGGTTTTCTCTTCGGCAAGGTCTTGCTCTATCACGGCCATACGTTCCGCGGTCTGCCGCTTTAATGCCTCCAGAGCTTCCTTGGCTGCGTCGGCGCGGTCTTTCTCGGCCTGGTCGCGGCCGAGCTCCTGCTGGGCTGTCATGTGCTCTTCGGTGGCGGCCGCGAAGTCATACTGTTCCTGCACGCTGTCGTGAAATGCCTTCAGCGCGGTCAGAGCCTTAGTTTGATCGTTGCCGTTCAGTACGCCGGTTTTGAAGCGGTCACTCAGCTTCTGAAACTCGCCGAGATCGGCTTCGCCCAATGGCGCAGCCTTGCTTTTGGTGAGTAACTCCTGAAGCCGCTCGCGGGCCGCGATCTCCTCGTGTAAGGCAACCAGCCGCCCGCCAGTAAATTCCTTCATCTCTTCGGTGCGCTTGGCCGGGTCAGTGATGTGCGCGATCTCTGCCAGCTTCTCTCCGTACTTATCAATCTGATCGAGCGTGCCTTGATTCCCGGCCGCACCCGTTACCGCACCCATAAACCAATTCGCGGACAGCTTGGTCTCCACTAGCTTTTGAAGCTCCTCCACGTCAGAACGCAGGGAGTGTGCTAACTTTTCCGCTTCGACGCGTGCCTCCGCGAGGCCGAGCTTCAAACCATCGCCCGGCTTTTTTTCGAGCTTGGCAATTTGCTCCTCGATCTTGGCTGTCGATGCTTCGAGCTCCAGCGTGGCAAGGTGCCGGCTTTCGATGAGCCGCTCCGTGGCCCGGCGCGCTTCCTCGGATGCCTTCTTGGTCTTCTCGATAAACTCGACAACTTTTTTCCCCGCCTCAAAGAGCGCCATGCCAATGCCGACGATAGCCGCGGCACTGAAGGCACTGGCCATAACTTCGGCCACGCCGGGCAGCTTGGCTACAAATCCCTGAATGGCGCGCGGTAACTCGATGCCGATCTCCGAGCCCACCAAGTGAATCGCATGACGCGCCTCGGTCATCTCCGCGCGCGTAACTTTCCCCACCTCGGCCGTGCTTCCCTTGAGCTTATTCAGGTTGCGCTGGGCCTGATCGATCGCGGCCGACCACGACGTACCATCGGCCGAGAGTACGAGTTTTACTTCACCGGCAACTTCAGCCATGCTTTACTCGCTTTCCCCGGCCGTAATCGAGCCTCTGCCGATCTGTGCTTCCTCGTTGCCGGTCCCGGCGATCGCTCCGCTGCGGATCGCGGCGGGAAGATTCGACTGAAGAGATTCAATGAAGGCCATGGTTGCCGGCACGCGCGCGGTCTCGAAGGCGGGCCGGATAAAGGGATAGGGCCGCACGTCCACCGCGCTGGCCCGGCCCTGCCCGCGCGTACGACCGCCCGGCAGCACCTTACTGTAGCCGCCGCGCACTAGGCGGTGGCCGTACTCCAGCCAGCGCGCTACGTGCTTGGTATACTTGCCCGGCTTCACGATTGCCGAGGGCAGCCCTTCATCAGAGATACCGAACACGAGCTCAATATCGGACTTGAGCGCACCGGGCGGAAGCGCATTGCCGTGAGGCATCGGCACGCGTACTGGCGCGCGCAGTTGCTCCTCGGCCTGTAGTACCTTCCCGCCCGCCATCACCGCATTGCGGATGAGACGTTTGGCCACCGGCCCTTTGAGTTGCGCGAGTTTAGCATCGAGCTCTTTCAGTCCCGGCAGCGTGGCATTAAAACTACCCACGTTTCACCTCCGCGTTGGGAAACATTCGGCGGATACCATCGGCAATCCATGCCCGCCGCTTGGCTGTAAGCCGCGGCCGTTTGACCAAAGCCCGCTCATTATCTTCGGGCGGGAGCAGATCATCGAGCGTAATGCGCTCCTTGGGCCGGGCCGCGCTGAAATTGATAATGTCCATGCGCAGAATGGAAAGCATGGTGTGCACTTCGCGCCGGGCCACACGGTATTGTTTGCGGAGCTCCGCGAACAGCCGCGGTGTCAGAGAAAAGAATTCCTCTTTGCTGAGACCCATACGCATACGTGCGAAAGCATAGTGCTCGCTCCACGTGGCTGCCTTTACGCGCCCGGCTCCGCGCCGGGCTGAGGAGGGTCGGCAGTTTTCTCCGGCTCCGGAACCGAGGCCGACCATGATAATTCGATCGCACCCACCACGCGGAAGATATCCGCCAGCGCAAGGAGCTCTTGCGCTTCCTCGAAGCCGAGCTCGGGATGGAAGGTGCGCACCGCGGCCGCAAATAATACCCGCACGTTGCGCAAATTGAGCTCACTCAGAGAGACAAGCAAATTCACGCGCTCGGGTAACTTGGCTTTTACCATATCCCGGTTGATGGCTGACTCGGCTTCGGCCAGCGCGCCGAGATCGAAGCACAGGTTGTATTCTTTCCCGGCGATCGTAACCGGTACCCGCGGCAGCGTCGTATCGGCCAAGGTTCCCGCGATCTCGCGTTTACCCATAAAAGCTCCTCGATAAAAAAGTGAGCCGCTTCCGGGACGGCTCCCGGCTTTCCAAGCGGCCCACAATAAGTGGGCCGCTTCCGGGATTCATAAAGCGACCCACCACTAACGCCGTTACGAGCCGACCTGAACCGTCACCGGCCCGCTGGTCTGAAGGTTGAGCGTGAATTCCACCTTGCCGGTCGGCGAGACCTTGAAGTTGGACCCCTTCACGTATGCCTTGAAGCTGTAGGTGTCGCCGGTTGTCGTCTGCGCGGTCGTCTTCGGCAGGGCGAAGGTAAAAGCCGTTAGCGCGCCGGATTGATAGGCGGTCTCCGCGGCGATCTGGCCGGCATCGGAACTGACGCGATTACCGGTGATCGAAAACGTCGAAGCCCTGCGGATAGTAACCAGCTGCTCTTCGTCAATACCGGAATCGAAGTTGGTGGTATCGACCGTTTCCCACTCCGGCCGGTTGAACGGAACGTCGGCCACTTCGCCGACCGGCGTCGGTGTCGCCCCGATAGACAGGAGCGAGCCCCGCCCTGCCTGCGCTTTGCTGCCCGTATACGCAGCCAACGGTGTTACTTCGCCAGTGCCCATCGCGTTTGCTCCTTGTTAGTTAGGTGAGTTGTAGTTGACATAGAATTCGACCAGACAACGAAAGATACGGTCGTCGCCCAAGAAGTCGATCCCCGGATTCACGAGATTAGTGCCGATTACATCCGTGCCGTCGGACAGAACTGCTTTCCAGTCCTGTAGCGCCACGATGATCGCGGCCCGAAGCTGCGCGGCCACCGCATAACTCATAGCGTGGGCATTGAGCTCTACCCGCTGCTGGCGATAGCCGCGGTTGGTGAAGGTAAGCTCCTGCGATCCGCCTACAAACGAGTAGCTCACACAGGGATAGAACAATAGCGATTCATCCGGAGCCAGCATCGCATAGACGTTCAGGCCCGCAATCGCCGACACGCCGGGATCGGCGAGGAGCTTAGCCACCATGCCTTCCTGAATCATTGCCCGCCCCCATCGATCTCGCTACAGGCCAGCAGCAGCACCCGGTTGCGCTCTTTCACGTTCTCGATATACTGCACCGTGAAATAGCGCGCCCCATATACCACCCGATAGTTAGCGCGCAGAATCACGGCCGGGTTGAAACGTATCTTCACTACGTGCGTAACGCTGGACACGATATGCGATGCCTGTGCCACCTCGCGCCCGCCCGCGGTGTAGATCGCGGCCCACGTACTGTATAGGTCATCCCATGTGACTGGGTTGATGGACTTCCCAAAGCTGTCGCCCACCAGCGAGGCGCGCTGCAAGGTAATGAAGTGCCAGAGCTCGCTGGGCTCGATCACCAGTGGATTCTTATAGCCGTAGATCGGTACTTCCGGCATGGGCGTTACAACCTCAAATCGCGGTAGGGATAGAGAAGTGCCTTAACCCCAAAGGGAATATCGGCATCATCGGGAAGGCGTTTCTCATACCACTGCGAGGCCAGCGCGAGGATAGCCAGTTGGATGGAGATAGGAACCGCGCCGAAGGTCGTTGTCTGACCTGCTACGGTGGCGCCAGCGGCCTGATCGAGAGTTGCCCGGCCGTCTATATCTACTGCCGCGATCAACGCTGCCAGCGGCGTCTTGCCGCCCGCGGCCGCATTCGGAATGGAGATAGGCTGACCCACATCGCGAGGCAGAAAGTTGAAGGGGGAATCGAGCAGCGGCGAGCCCGCGGTCATACCCACGATGATCGGGCCGCTGAAGCCGGTCATATAGTCAACCTGAACGGCATTTGCCACTACCCGTGCCACCGGCCATATATGCCCGAAGAGCGGCATCAGGCGCGCGGGCTGGGAATCGATATCAAGAATGAAATCAGTTCCCGGTTCGAGCGGGATCATGGCCCCGTCATTGGCATTCTGATACTGAAGCACGAGCACTTCGCGTACCATCGGCCACGGCAGCACGATGGCATAGCCGATACCCGCTAATGGAAAGTAATCCAGCAGCAGCCGCTTGGTCTGGAAGACAAAAGCGCGCGCGCAGAACACCTCGCACCATTCGCGGGCCGCGCTGATCAGCATTCCGAGGAAAGCCTGATCCTCGTTAGAGTCAATATGCCCATAGCTGATTAGTTGCGCCACCGTGACCGGCTCGTAGGCCGGAGCTTTCAGGGTCAGTAAGGCCATCGGCCTAACGTCTCGCTTTCTTATGCGTAACCGGCTCGGGTACTTCCTCGGGTGCCTCGGGAACCGTTTCAGGAACCGGCTCGGGAACCGCTTCGGGAATCTCTTCGGGAGGCGGCTCCGGCACCGGAGGCGGCGGCAGCGCGGCCTCGATCTCTTCCTTGGACACCGCAGTATCGGAAGCAAACCACGCCGCGGCCAGGTCGTCGTCGATATCCACGATCTGCCCGGCATGGAACGAAAAGTCACCCAGCCCATAGCGCGGGTCGGCAAGACCGGCGACCGACTGCTTGATAACTACTCGAATCATCGGACTATCCCTCCATCGAAGCGCGGAGCCGCTCCGCTGTTTTTTGAAAGAGCGGCTCCGCT